TCCTGTTTTGTTACTGTATGTCCATATTATAGCATTTTGGGAATTATTGGTCAACCTTTTTGACCCGTATATCTGTGTTCAAAACAGGTGTATACTTTTGTATTAATTCCCGCTCCAATTTGTGTGCTTGGGCTTTGCCACGCACAATGTCCACAATCGCTGAGTTTACAGCCCGCTCGCCGTTTGTGCGAATTGCTTCGTACAAGTTCCAGCTCTTGTCCTCAGTGCGACTGCGGTAGATGTGCTTGTTAACACGACTCTGCAGGCTCATGTTAATAGTACGCTGGGTTTTAGCGGTAATACCAATGTAGTACTCTGCCCCAATTTGGAGCATGTATACTATATGAGTGCGATCTGAACGTTTCTTTCTTATCATGTGTGTATTATAGCATTTTGGGCATTTTTGGTCAACCAAAAAGTACTAGTACAAAAGTACTACTTTTTAGGGGCTAAAAAAGTAGTACTTTTTATGTACGCTCAAGATAACGCAAAAAACGGCCCAAATCCCCATACATGGCGTACATGGTTGCTTGGGTACTACCAAACAAATGCAACACAGGAGTCTTACCTGGTTCAATATAATACGGACAATCTAATTTCCTGCTCAACACCAATAAGTCGCCCATGCGATAAATTTTAGGTACTGCAAACCCGTACGAAGTAATGTGTTGTTTTTTAAAAATATCAAACCCGTTTTGGGTAAGCCTAAGCCCATCTTGTTTGGTAAAAATCATCCACCAGTCAACAAGAGCTTGTTCGTAGGTAAGGCGCTCTTCCGTAGGAAGAAATTCTAGTAGTTTAAGAGTGATTTCTTTTTTACTTGACATCGGGGTACACTTGCGCCCCTTGTGTCAAGAGAACAACTGTGAACTTGTCGGTCTTGAATTGTGTGTTAAGTTTACGTGCCAAGTTTTTTGCATGACCAGGATTTGAAAAACTGACCTTCTTGTACTTAGGCCCGGGATACTGTGTCAGCATGTTGCTAGTTTTAAGATTAATGGGCTTGCTATCATAAAATACAGCCCAAACACCTTCTGAGGCCAATACTTGTTCGGTCTTGTAGGTTTGCTTATCTGTGTGTTCAATCAATACAGTTGGCTTGGGTCTCGACATCATTATCTCCGTAGTTTATTTATCTAATAAACTACGTGTTTTTGAAACTGCCACCATTCAATTCAACCGTAATTGCTTCGGTTTTAGATACAGACGATTGTGTATGTAATACTTCAAGAGTCAGCAGTAACTTAGTGATATCACTATGTAAATCTTTAGCATCACGCAAGCTCATGGTAAAATCACGCTGGCCACGGGATTCGTGTGCCTTGATCGCATCAACAAAACGATTGATATGCAGACTCATTTTATATAAGGTGTCAATTCAGGTGGTGTCCAGCCTACCGGCTTTAGTACCTTGCCATCTTCACGTTTACAAACCTTACCGGTAGCAGAATCAATTTTGGCAAAGTTGGTACGCATGACTTCATTCCATGCTCCTTCGGCATCCACACCCAAACTGTGCAATGCACCCACAGTGACCACAAGGATATCAATCAAGGCGTCAAGATCATCCTGTTTGGCGTTACTAGCAATAAGTTCATTAAATTCTTCTGCAATGAGATTACAATACAATTGATATTGCTTCTCGTTAAATTCGCCTACTGACTGATCGCAAGCTCGCATAAATGTTTCTTGATCTTTGAATATATTAGCCATATTAATCTTTCACAAATAAATTAGTTTGTCCACCGGCTTCGTCACGAGAGTGATACGGTCCTTGGTAAGCATAACGCTCCAGTGTAATTAGTTTTGGATGCTGTACCATTCGCCACTTACGATGTTGTTTGATTCGATACCATCCGGCAGCGAACCACGACTTAGAGTTATCTTCTTTGGTAAACAACGGTAGTTTACGCTTGACATCCCACAGTGGACTAAACACTTCGCCTTCAACTTCATGTCCGTATACCAAGTTTGGTGGCACAGGGGTTGCTGTTTCTAGCGGTTCGAATTCAATGTTGATGGCTTCGCGAGCCATCTTGATAGTCTTATAACTGATTACACTATTGAGTATTTTTATAGTGCAGTTGCCATTTTCTTTTACCTCAAGCTGACCAATCTTGCGATTATCCTTCTTGAGTATCCAATACTGGTTCTCTACCACTGGTTTGGCTTGTATCATTCAGCACTCCTTTATATGTTTCATTCATCCAACGTCCGAACTGTTCGGCTACGTCACTGCATTTTACCAATTCGTATTTGCCACAGAACTGCATGAACCTCACACCCACTTGTCCCACATCCTTGTGGCTGATTTGTTCCTGTATACTTGAGTCTACAGCGGCCTTGACCTCTTCAGGTTGTGCTGTGAGATCAATCAAGGTACAGTTGCGTTCGTAGTCATCCAACACACGATGCTCCTGACCGTTGTGGTCTGTCCAACGTTGCAACATCATGTTATTCCAGTTATATCCCTTACGGTCCCTGTCGCCAAACGCTTCACGGAGACCAACTTTATTCTTTGTGCCTTTTTCCCGTACTCCCGGATAAGCACTAAACACGTTGTCTGAGCTGTCACCACGCATACACTTTTCAAACAGTAACCACTCGGGGTCTGGAATGACTTTTGGCTGTTTAGTTTTTTTATCATTGACAAGTTTACCTTTAGCATCAAATATGCCCTCCAAGGTTAATAGTTCATCGGCGATACCATTGTATTGAGTGACATTAGGGGCTAATAACTGTACAAAGTCAGTATCACTGCTAATAATAATATGTTTGTCTTGGGGGTGTAATGCAATCCAACGTGCAATGATGTCATCAGCTTCGGCTGTGGGATGACGGATAACACTACAATTGGTTTTCTGTGACAAGTATTTAGTCAGCTCATCATAGGTTTCCCAAAACAGTTTGTCTTCATCTGCTTCCGTCTCGGTCATTTTGCCCCGGGCCACAGCACGATTTGCTTTGTAAGGTGTGTAGAAATCCTTGCGCCAACTGCGTCCTTCCAGTGCAAATACCACGTGGTCTGCTTCAAAACGTCGGGCCATTTTGTTCACCGCCATCAAGGTAATGTGTAAGGCAAATCCTATCTTGGTCCAAGAGTCCGCGGCTCTAAATGCTCCGTGTCTAGCACGGAAAAACATATTGGCAGTATCAATCAGTACGTATTTCATTGGGCGCAATCAAGTTGTTATCGTTAATGTATTGTAACACATGTTGGGCCCAAAAGCAATGGGCATCTGCACCAAAATGCCAACTATTTGCATTGACTGTGCAAAATCCGTTGTTTTTTAGTACACGGTCGTAAGTTTGGTCAGCGTCATATGGCGCCATGTAACACCTGCCCCAATCGTGAGCCTGGGCAATGTCACCAAAATGACTGTTGCCATTGAACATCACATGCCGAACTCCGTTAAGTTTGAGTTCGTTGTGGAATTGCCAAATTTCATCGTGTGCTTGTTGTTGTACCCGATGCCAGTTGACGTCGGCCACAAAGTTTCTATAGCGTTCAGCAAATATGCTTGGCACACTATCTATGCCACTAGCATTGACTTGGTACCAGGTATCCTCATGCAACCACTCTTGTCGTTCCCAAGTTGACCATTGCAATACCACAAACACATCATCATGATTGGTTTGTTCGTGCAACCAAGATCTTGTGGTGCGAATAATACGTGCATTTGATCCGCCAGCTTGTGCGTCAAGATACAAGATTGCATTTAGACAATTGGCCATCTCACAACCAAAACTCACACGCTCGTTGTCTGGATGCGGTTGTTGTCCCAGTCCCCAATACAAGCCATCATCTGAGGCCCAGGAATGTGAATTTACCGCTTCAGCTGCCGCGGCATGACTGCATCCATTCACATACAAAATCATTTTTGTGTTAATGCTTTAACTGTTTCGGCCTGTGCCACACGTTTGCGTAGACTTGAACTGGAGAATGAGTGATCTCTTCCGTTATAAACAATTTCAATTGTACGATCCGTACACTCGTCTTTGCCGCTAAATTCTTTGAATTCGTATTCTTGTCCTAGGATACGCACATCTAGTGGCAATATTAACAACAGGTCCACAAGATCTTGTTCGGTTTGATACACAACAACCTCATCCACATAACGGCATGCGGCCAATTGTATTTGACGTTCTACAATGCTTTGTACAGGTCGATTTTTTTCAGTTGGACGATCAATTGTGGGATCAGTTTGCAATCCACAAATCAAATAATCACAGTGATTTTTTGCTTCACTTAACATGGCGATATGGCCAGCATGCAACATGTCAAAGGTACTGAATGTAATACCGATCTTTTTGCCCTCAGCTTTGAGTTCTTTAGTGTGATTGAATATCATGATACCTCAGTTCGTCCACCACCAATGTCTTTGGTGTTTACATATTGTCCGGCACCTTTGATTATGGCTTGTTCTTGTTCCCAAGTTTCCATGACCACGTGACGGCAAACATTCTGAAACCAACGATCCACAATGTCAGCATCCGCATCATCGGGTTTCATCATGTAACCTGCTTTGACCAGTCTTGCAACAAATATATCATTCCAATCTAGTTCAAATGCACCTTGATGCAAATTGTTGGGATCGACATCCATACCAAGCACAGCCACATAAGGTTCTCTCTTTTCTGTGGCAATTTCTTTTTCAGTTTTTTCTGGAACCTTGGGTTTGGGCTCGGCACGTGGTTTAGGCACTGGTTCGGGTTTCTTTTTAAAAATGTCAAATAGTCCCATTGTGTTCCTCGGATGTAGTTATTTTAACTGGTGATAGACGACCGGCCATGGATAATTTTATGCTAACATACGGATCAAGAGTTGCAGGATCTTTTGCCGATTGAACGTCGAGCCATTTTTGATATGCTCGACTACCGTCACCTTTTGCTTTTACTCTCTGTCCACATTCATTGCAAGCATGGAACGCAGATACAAAATCTTTACCTTTATCGGTAGTAAAAACTTCAAAATCTTCTACAGTAAATTTATCTACGCATTGGTTAAAGGTACACCTAACTTCCATAGTTTTGGGGTCGATGAATGAAACATCAACCTTCTTCTTGGACATTTTTTTTATCATCAAGTGCCCCATTCGTTTTTAAACAGTGGTACTTGAAGTCTGTCACTGTATCTCCAACCTTGTTGCATTGCATACAAGGCCACGTTTCGGTTATTAAGTGCATACACACTCTCAACACCACCAACAGGCATAACATACACATGACCTTGAAAACCAGCCGCTCTAAATTCTTCAACAGCTCGTTCTGCATCCTTCATGTCCTCTTGGGTGGCAATTACCAGTTTCAAGTAAGTGGTGCCAACTTGTTCATATTCACAAACTATTTCTGGACAGATAGCGTCCGACCAAGATTCACCTGAGCCTGGCAATTTAGCACTAACGCTAAATGTCAGTGCGTCATGTCCTCTAGATTTATTACCCAGTGTCCAGTTTAGCAAATATTGTCTAAACTCTTTACTGAGTTTTTGAGTGCCATTGGTTTCAAACGTGATCTCTTTCAATCCCTTCATGTTGGGATGATCTAGTAGATCTGTGTAAGCACGTTGCCACCCTAGTAGTGGTTCGCCACCTGTGATCACAAGATGTTCATTTTCCCACCGCTGGTGCGGGAGTATTTCCATGATACGATCAACAATACCATCACTCTCCATCATGGGACTTAGGTCTTTGAACCTTGGATCCCACGATGCATAACTGTCACAGCCTGTACTAACTAACGGAAGTTCATTATATGTTTTAAAATTGATCGGATCAATGTTATTTGCTTCTTCACTCAATTGACCACGCGGCATGCCAAAACCCCTGCAAGAAAAATTACAGCCAAAAGTTCTAAGGAATATACTGGGCACCCCCATATATCTACCTTCTCCTTGCACACTGTAAAATAATTCTGCTACTTTGAGTTTACTCATATTTTCCTTGCTTTAACCAACAAATGCCAACCTAGATATTCTTTAACTGCTTCACGCATTGCTTCCGGCATGGCCTCAAACCAGGGTTCTAGTTCGTATCT